GGCTGTCTCTCCACCATTGGACATATGAACGCCTAGGGCGCGAGGAACTGTCGGACCTGATCTTGGTCTGCACTGCCTGCCACAAACGCATTCACGGAATGGAACGGCGCGGCATGCCTTTGGACGAAGCGACATTCAAGGTCACCGGCCAGCAGTTGCAATATCGTGCCGCCTAGCAGTCTGAAAAACGCCGCCTAACCAAACGGAGATAGCAATGGACGACATACCCGAGTGGCAGGACATTGCGACGGCGCCGATGGATGGGACGGAGATACTCGGCTTTTTTGGGCCTGCCGAGGCGTACGGGGTTGTCTGGTATGAGGCCGGCGACTGGCACGAGTACGACGTTGACGTGATCGTTCGCGCTCCGAGCCACTGGCAACAGCTTCCAGCCCGTCCGACAGAAGAGTCCGCAAGTGCAGAACGCTCCCGCCAGGCGCAAGAATTGGACATGGGATACTGACAATGAGTGACTTAATTGACTTCAATGGCGCGACAAAACAACAGCTTCCGGTGGAGCGGGTGCTGACAAACCAGGATGCGCTGAACCTGACCGAGGTCGTGGTTCTCGGGTGGGCTCCGGATGGGTCGTTTCATTTCGCTGGCTCGGAAGCTGACTTGTCACGGGCGTTGATGCTGTTGGCCTGTGCCCAGCGATGGATCACCGATCAATACGACCTGCAATCCTCCTAACCAGCCAAAAGGGGCAACACCATGGGTCGCAAACGCAAGCCGGGCAACCGAGAACGCAACGGAAGGCTCTCCCGCAGGCAAGCAGACGTAGCCAACCGCAGAAAGGTCGCATGGGATATGCAGGCTCAAGAGGCCATAGCGCCGGTACTGGAGGCCCGTCAGCGGTTGTTCGGTCTTTCCCCCGATGAAGCCCGCGACCAGCGCGCCGGGAGCTTCATTGGCCGTCTATGCCTCGCAGGCACCATTACCCGCACTCAGTACGAGGCCCTATGCGCCTGGGAAGACTCCGCCCGTCAGAACAGCATGGTCATTGCCGGCCCGAAAGGCGATGCTGCAATGGACCCCAATCGCGTCCAGGGTCGTGGCGGTGATGAGATCGATGGTGTGTCGGCTCGCATCCGCCAGCGTCATATGGCAGCGGTCAAGGCGGTGCAGGTCAAGCAGCACGAATTGCGCGGCACGGCCAATCTGTTCGCAGCTCTGTATGAGTGCGTACAGCGCGACCGGGAGCACCACCACCTGCTCGGGGAGTTGAGGGCAGCAGCCAATGCACTGGCACGGCATTATGGGCTAGAGGATAGGAGGGCGGCATGAGCAAGCTTATCAAGCAGGCCGAAGAACTTGAGAAACAGGCGCGGGCTTTAAGGCAGCGAGTTAGATGGGGTGACGCCAATCTCGCGGCAGGAATTGCCGCCGACGCCTTGATCGAGAAGTGGTGCATTGATCCCGATATGTGGGCGACTCACGGCCTGCCACCTGACCACAAGCTTGAGCGTATGGCGCGTGACATTGCGGAAACGCTTAGAGATTGCGCAAACCTCAACCGCGCTTGACATCCAAGGCAAATCGGGGTCTTTTATGCGGACAGTGGCGCACAAGCGCCCGCTAGATCACTCCCACGGTTCCATCCTGTGATAGAGCGCACGGCAGGCAAGGGCGACGGTACGATCCGCCCCATCCTTCTTGAGCCTGACGATGGTATCGTTCGACTTGCCGAGCAGGCGTCCACACTCGGCATCAGAACGGGCAAGGCCCGCTGCCTTCATAGCAGCGAGCCAAGCGGTGAACTTGGCGGGGGTCATACGGTGGTCACCTATCGCTTAACCTCTTCGTTCGGGTCGATGCCGAACCGAACGCACAACTGCATGGCATAGCTTGACCCCAAGGGTGCTTCACACCGGGACGCCCGCGCCTCGCCCTGCACGAAAGAACAGCGCGGCGCAGAAGATCGACATCGGAAATACTTACAATTTCGCTCATAACAGCGTCGCCAACACGCTGATAGCATGTTCAATCTTGGCGCGTGGCATAGGCGGGATCGTCGGCAGCCCGTCGGCTCGGCAATCGTTGTCGGCGTCCCTGACCATGCGTAACGCTTCCTCACCTTCGGCCACGATAGCCGATAGTGCTGTTGCAAGCCCACCCGTAATGGTCCAACGAACGCCTGTCGCCGTTGTGACTACATGCGCCTCACTCGCCACATCGGACGCGCCGTATTGGCACCCTATATCGATCACCAATTGTCTCATTTGTGCCCCCGTGGGCCGTATTTGGTTCTGCGCGTTTCCCATGCGCGACGGCGGATGTCGGCAATCTCAGATGGTTGACGTTTCTTGGTGCGTGATTCGCGGTACGGGCCGTCGTCCAACCCGGTAAAGTCGTCTCTGTGATCGTGGCCCCATGAAAGCAGGCCACCGCAAATATTGCATCTGTCGGGAGTGACGTTCGTCGGCATCATGCCATTAGTTCCTTTAGAAGTTCGTCGTCGTTCAACTCGACTGCGCCAATACCGAGGAAGGTTTCCTCGTCTGCGATTTCGGACTTTATCTGCTTGATCCAGACATTGCGGAACGCGCGGCCAGCTTCGGTCTTTTCTTGCGCCAGGTATTCGCGCTCATGGCTGAGCCTGGTGTAGAGGGCGACGAGGTGGCTGGTGTCTGTGGTCATCTGTCGTCTCCCTGTTTCGATATAACCATCATACGCAGATTGCGGATGGATGCAAGCGAAAAACGACATCGTGATACGAGCTCGGACGGGCTTGGCTTCAATCACCCCGGCCACGGCGGTATTGCCTTAAGTATCAAATGCATAGGTGACTTTATGGGTATGGGTCGGCCCCCCAAGGAGAAATCCTTCGCGAACATGCTCAACATCGCGATCAAGGAAGCGGTTGAGGGCAGCGACAAGACCAAGTTGCGTGCTGTTGCCGATGCCCTGGTTGAGAAGGCCATGTCGGGCGATGTGCAGGCCATCAAGGAAGTTGCCGACCGCATTGACGGCAAGGTGCCCCAGGCCGTTGTCGGTGACGATGAGTTGGACCCGATCAATCTGGTTCACCGTATCGAGCGCGTCATTGTCGATACTAACGATCCCGACCGCTAGGGTATTCGCCCCACTCCTTGACCCGGCACGAGACAAGGGCGCGCATGGCGGGCGAGGTTCGGGCAAGTCGCACTTCTTCGCCGGGCTGTTGATCGAGGACAGCTTAGCCAACAAGGGATTGCTGAGCGCTTGCATCCGCGAGGTGCAGAAGTCGCTCAAGGACTCGGCAAAGCGTCTCATCGAAAGCAAGCTGGCGGAACACAGCCTGGGCGAAGCGGACGGCTTCAAGGTATTCCGGGAGGTGATCCAGACGCCCGGCGATGGCGTCATCATTTTCCAGGGCATGCAGGACCACACGGCGGAGTCGATCAAGTCGCTCGAAGGTTTCAAGCGGGCATGGGCAGAAGAAGCGCAGACGCTCTCGGCAAGGTCGGTGAGCCTGTTGCGTCCGACGATTCGCGCTGAGGGTTCGGAGCTGTGGTGGTCATGGAACCCGCGCCGCAAGAATGATCCCGTCGATGCCATGCTGAGGGGCACAAACCGGCCCAGTGGGGCAAAGGTGGTTCAAGCCAACTGGTCGGACAATCCATGGTTCCCGAGCGTTCTGGAGCAGGAGCGCCTCGATTGCCTACGAAACCAGCCGGATCAGTATGACCACATCTGGGAAGGCGGATACGCGACAGTGCTAGAAGGCGCGTACTACGCCCAACACATCGCCACGGCCAAGATAGAGGGCCGGATAGGCAGGGTTGCGGCGGACCCGCTGCTGACGATCAAGCTATGCTGTGACATTGGCGGGACAGGGGCGAAAGCCGACGCATTTGCCATCGTGGCGGAACAGTGGGTAAAGCGCGAAATCCGCGTGCTAAACTATTACGAGGCGGTTGGGCAGGACTTCGCTACACATCTCAACTGGATGCGTTCACAGGGCTACACCCCGGCCAAGGTCGAGGTGATCCTGCCGCATGACGGCGTGAGCCACGACAAGGTTTATGACGTGTCCTACGAGAGCGCGTTCAAAGCCGCCGGCTACAGCGTTCAGGTGATACCCAACCAAGGCAAGGGCGCGGCCATGCAGCGGGTGGAAGCCTCAAGGCGGCTGTTCCCGTCACTGTGGTTCAATGAGGCCACCACGGCTGGGCTGCTGGACGCCCTTGGCTGGTATCACGAAAAGCGCGATCCTGAGCGCAACATTGGTCTTGGCCCCGAGCATGACTGGTCGAGCAATGGGGCAGATGCGTTCGGGCTTGGCAGCGTTGCCTACACCGAGCCGCGCACAGGTCGCCGACCTGCTGCGCCGCGTGCTGTTTCATGGATGGGGTGAATGATGATGCAGATCAAGATTGAAATCACCGATGACCGAGGCGGCATTGAGGTGTCTGCTTCAGCATGTGCCGAGACGGACGCCCAATTGCGGGAAGTCACGGGCCGCGTTGTCCGTATGCTGAACCAAGCGGTTGCAGAACTCAAATCGCAGCGCGAGGCCCTTACCGATGTCCGATGACGCAACGCTATCGCGCATCGCCGCATCGCTTCCCAAGCCCGTTGGGCCGTTCACAGCTCGCAGTGCCAGCGACAAAACCGACGACTGGCCGCACTGGTTCGTTGCTGATGGGCGCGGCATCAATGTCACGGTGCACCTCATGCCAGAACTTCGTGGCTATCTGCCGTTTGTGCCGAAGGGCATGGCGATTGAACTAGCTGAGGCCGCCAATGTCCGATGACGACATCCTCAAGGAAGCCAAGGAAGCCTTTGCGCTTGCCGAAGATGCGGAAGATGAGAACCGCACCTGCGCCGAAGAGGACATCCGCTTTGCCCGCCACGAGGAGCAGTGGGACGGAACCGTCCTGAAGCAACTGAAGCTTGAGGGCCGCCCGGCGCTCACCATTTCGAAGATGAACGCCTTCATTCGCCAGGTGGTCAACGATGCTCGGCAGAACAAGCCATCGGTCAAGGTGCATCCCGCCGACAGTGGCGCCGACCCAGAAACGGCGGAGGTAATGAACGGGCTGATTCGCAACATCGAGTACACGTCGAACGCGGATGTTGCCTATGATACAGGGATGGACAGCGCGGTAACGGGCGGGTTCGGCTATTGGCGGGTGGGCCTCGATTACGCCTATGCCGACAGCTTCGACATGGACCTTTCTATCCAGCGCGTGGCCAACCCGTTCTCGGTGTACGGTGACCCATATTCGATGGCGGCGGATAGTTCCGACTGGAACAGTGCGCACGTTGTCGATCGGCTGAGCAAGGACCAGTTCAAGGCCAAGTACGGCGAGAGCAAGACGCTGGCGGAATGGGACGACGAGTCCTGGGGGACGGAAGGCTGGCGCGAAGCCGACGAGGTGCGTATTGCCGAATGGTGGAAGCGCGTCGAAACCGAGATCAGGGTACAGCAGTTCATGAACCCGATGACCGGCGAGGTGGTGTCCTACACATCCGACGCCATCGCCAGGTCGGAAGAGATTGCTGACTACATCACGCGGCTTGAGTTCAAGCGCGAGCGCACGGCCAAGACCCACAAGGTGATGCAGTATTGGCTCTCCGGCGCCGAAATCCTCGATACCGTCGAATGGGCCGGCACCTATATCCCGATCATTCCGGTCTATGGGGACGAGTACAACATCAAGGGCAAGCGCTATTTCCGCTCGCTCATCCACAGCGCCAAGGGTGCACAGCAGATGTTCAACGTCTGGCGCAGCCGGGCGACGGAACTGGTGGGACTGTCGCCCAAGGTGCCGTGGATTGGCCGTGTCGGCACGTTCAACACCGACCAGGAGCGTTGGCAGACCGCGAACACGGTAAACCACCCGTACCTTGAGTATGACGGGGAGATGCCGCAGCGCATCCCGCTTGATAGCGGCCCGGCCCTCGGTGCGATGCAGGAAGCGCTCAATGCCTCCGACGACATGAAGTCGGTTATCGGGCTCTATGACGCCTCGCTCGGTGCCCGCTCGAATGAAACGTCCGGTCGCGCCATCATGGCCCGCCAGCGGGAAGGGGATGTTTCGACGTTCCATTTCGTTGACAATCTCAACCGCGCCATTCGCCATACCGGGCGCGTGCTGATTGACCTGATCCCGCATGTCTATACCGGCGAGCGCGTTATCCGGGTCATGGGTGAGGACGGCACGCCGGAGAACAAGCCGCTCGGCAAGCAGTATCCGCAGCTTGACCCCAAGACCGGCCAACCGATGGTTGACGAGCGCGGACAGGCGATCATGGCCATGCACGACTTCAAGGCCGGGAAGTATGATCTGACGGTCACGACCGGACCGAGCTTCACGACCCGCCGCGAAGAAGCCGCGTACCAGATGACGGAAATGATCCGGGCGCTCCCGGCTACAGCGCCGATCCTCGGCAAGCACCTCGCCAAGAACCTCGACTGGCCTGGGGCCGACGAGATTGCGGATGAGCTGGATGCAATGAGCGCCGGCCCGCAAATCCCGCCCGAACTGATGCAGGAAATCGAGGCCGGCAAGCAGAAACTGGTGGAGCAGGAACAGACTATCCAGCAGATGAAGATGGACCAGTCCGCCGAAATTGCCAAGATTGAGGCATCGAAGCAGCAGGCCATCATGAAAATGCAGGCCGATGAGCAGATCGCCCGCGAGCAGATCGCATCGCAGGAGCGCATTGCCCGGATGAAGATCGAGAGCGAAGCACAGGTTGCCGCGTTCAAGGCAAAGATCATGGCGGAAAATCAGCCCTCCCCGATGCGCGGACAGGCTTAGGAGACATCGAATGGCAAACGCAGTTGGACACGATACGGTCGGCATCGGGCATGGCGTCAAAACCGTTGCATCGGCTGGCACGGATGAAGCGCTGGTGTCGGCGATCACCTGGGCCAAGTGGGTAACCATCCAGGCACAGACCGATAATACCGGCGTGATTGCGGTCGGTGCGTCGGGTGTGGACGCGACGGTGGCGACCGGAACCGGCGTGGCGTTGGTGGCGGGCGCGATGATCACCATCCCATGCGACGACCTGAAAGACATCTACATCGACGCGACCGTCACGGGCGACGGCGTGCGGTACACTTACGGGACATGATCCGGTGACGTTCTGGAACCTCGTCAATCCCGGTTATGGCCCCATCGCCCTAAATGAGGGCGTGGGGTGGCACGATGTGTTCAGCGACACCTACGAGTATGCCGATGGCCCCGCCGCAATCGCTGCCGGATATCGTCCGTCCGGCGGTACGCCGACTATGTCGAGCGGTGATCTGCTGCTGACCAACGACGGTGCGGCAGCCAGCCTGATAGACATTTTCGCGGCGGCCAAGGCGGGTGCCAAATGCCGTCTGCACTACACCGCCCGGCGCGGCACCTCATCCAGCATCAGCATCCTCGCCATTGGCGTTCCGAGCGGCACTGGCGGGTCGGTGAACATAACCAGCACGTCAAACGTCACGGGCGTTATCGAGTTCACCGCGCCGACCGACATCCTCACGCTGCGGATGATTGTCAATCAGGCGGTTGCGGGGCGCACTGGGTTTCTTACTGCGTTGCGGCTGGAGGTTTTCGGCAACGCGCCGCAACCGGTGCTGCTCAACAAACGCATCGTTGTGATCGGGGACTCGATCATCGAGAACGGCGCTGTTGCCACTCGCTGGCCGACGCTCCTTCGGGACGCGACGGGAGCCATCGTAACCGATGGTGGTTTCGGCGGGTGCCGCATGACCGGAAACTATGGCGGCAGCGGTGACGGCCCGTACTACGAGGCCATGAGCGGCGCACAGATGTCTGGCTACATCGCCAGCGGTGATTTTTCGGCGCTCACCACGGCAGCCGCAGACCTGTTCACCGCATCTGCCGACGACAACCGGTCACAGGCGGCCGCCCTTGCCGTAGTCAACTGGTCGCTGGTCGACGCGCTGGTGATCCATTTCGGCCGAAACGACAAGACGTCCGACCAGCCCATCGGATCGGATGGCGACAGCACCAAGGCATCGTTCAAAGGGGCGGTCAACAAAATCGTGGCGGACGTGCAGGGCGCCTATCCGTCGCTGCCGATCCACTTCAACGGGCTGCTCTATTCGGAAGACGGGGGGAATGGGTTAGGGCTGACCAACACTGACTACTC